GCTAGCGAGGGACGACCGGTGGCACCTCTGGGTTTGGATTACGTGCCGCAGGTGCCGCACCCGATGTAGTTGAGCCGTCATTTGCTGATGATAAATCTGCTGATGCCGCAATTTCTGCTGGCGTTCTTAATTCTGCAGCTTCATTAACAATGTCAATATATCTTCTTAAAAGTCCGTTAAAATTACTCATGATAAAATATCCTTTTTTTATTTATTTGTTTGGGATCATTTGCATTATGTGCTTCATAAAGTCTTGCGGGTTGATCTGACCGCTACCGCCTGGAAGCTGAATGCTTTGATTAGGTACTTGACTTTGCATGTTTTTAAACTGGTTGCCTACTATATCTCGTAGTTGTGATCCCATTTCTTCAGGGTTATTTAGATTAAGATCTTTACCACCAAATGACATTTTAAACTGTGACATTAGTTGATTTAGTTGATCAAGTTTTTGTTGCTCACTAGCAGGTTTACCATTTACAGTACCTGATGAGCTAGATGTATTAGTAACAGTAGCACCTGGCATTGACTTCATTTGATTAAACATTGCGTCAACATCACCACCGCCCGCCATGCCTTTCATCATGTTAGAAAAATCTGGCATTTGTTCATCTACTTCGTGTTCGTGTCGCTTAACACCTGCTAAACGCAAAATGTCACGTTGCTGATGATGATCAGCACTTGGATCTTTCATGTCAATAAACTTTAATACTTTCATCAAATCATCAGGTGTTGCTCCTGAGAACATACCGTCTTCAAATGCTTTCTTGACTTTGATCTTAATACGTGTGCCACCTAACGGAAAATTACCTTCGTTAACTGTATCGCTGTTATAGAAGCCACTTACAAATTTTAACATTTGATCTAGGCCGCTTTCTTGAGGTTCAAAGCCAACATCTTCAGGACGCATTCCACACTCTTTAAGAGCATCATGTAATGTCATAGCCTTGTGGCCAAAGTCCATTTCTGTATCTAATGTTGCGCCTGCTTTACGGGCTTTTTCAATAGCTGACTTAATACCTTGATGTGCTAGGTGTTTAGCTTGGCTACGTCCGCCATGTTTTGCTCCAGACTTGTCTGTAACATCGCCTGAAGTTTTCTTGTACGGTTTATCAAACGGAGGCTCTTCACCTTCTGCTACTGGTAGTGGAGCAGGTGGAACTTCAGCTGCCGGTGCTTCTGGAGCCGGAGCAGGTGGAACTTCAGCTGCCGGTGCTTCTGGAGCCGGTGCTGCCGCAGGTGCTGGTTCAGCAGGAGCAGGTGCTGCCGCAGGAGGTGTTTCTTCGCCACCAACTTCGCCTTCGCCACCACTGAAATCAATAAGTCCGGAGTTTAATACTCTTGCGATATCGTCATCAGTTTCAGCAATTTTCTCAAGTTCCATTTGAATTAAAACTCTAACATCTAATGATGGATCAGCTTTCTTCAAAGTTTCTAATGGAAATAATGGTTCGCCTGTGCTAGGATCTTGTGCTGGTAAGTATGCGCTTAGAGTATCAACAATATTAATGTTTGATCCTGGACCGCCTTTTAATTCTGACTTGAAAATTTTATTCAAGTTATTAATTGCTTCTTTCTTTACAGTTTCGTTCTTGTCAAAGAGACCTAATCCTTTTGACATATCAACTTCAACTTCATTTACAATATTATCCATGAAGCTTTCAAACTGCGCTTCTAGCGCATCAGGTGCTTGAGTAGGTATTGCTACTCCACGACGCTTTAATTCAGCTTCAGCATCTGGCCCTGAAATTAGTAATCGTAAACGAACTCCGTTACGCATTGCGTTAACTGCTTTCATCAAGTACTCATTACTATAATGACTAAATGGACTTTGCGTTGCAGGAGGTGTTGAACCTGCTTGAGCTTGCATTTTTTGATTAAGCGCAATTTGATCGTCAACTGTAAATCCACCGCCGCCTAAGGTAACTCCGCCTTCACCTAAGATATCGTCGGGGTTAACCTCAAGGACATCTAATTGTGATTCGTCTACAAACTTATAAATGTATGGAAATACTGATTTCAATTCTTCATTGAATGTACGTACAGTTAGTCTATTGATTAAATCGTTAGCAACTTCTTCTGGAATCATTTGTTCTTCTTGCTCTTCAAATGACTCTACAAACGATTCGTAATATGCTGTGCGCTGTAACTTATGGATTGTTTCTTTAATCTGTTCAATACGATCAATCACACGTCCAGTGACACTGCCCATTGCTTCACTAACTTGTTCTTGACGGCCAACAAATCCCTTGAACTTACGTAGGCTTGCTAATTCTTCTGATAAATTACAAATGTGCTTACCAATGCCGTCGTAAGGATTGCCACCGTGTTTGATATGTTCTGCTAGAGCGCGAGCACCATTCAAGTGTTTAAATGGATACTTGAAACGTTCACCTTGCGCATTTTCAATATAAATGCTTTCAATGTGCATTGTACGCCCAGCGGCGATATCTAAGTTAACGGGAGCATTATGTTTAATTACTAATCTTGCTTCACCTAAGTCTTGGTAACTCATTCTTGCGTTACCGTACATTTTGTTTTCCATTATTGGAGCTTGTGGCATAGCGGGCTGTTCCTTGGGCTTTGACTGGAAATGATAATCTCGTTTGTCTAAGTTGTCTTTTCCAATGTTTTGTTCGTCATACTTTAATAGGCGTTTCTTAGCAAATATTCTAAGGCCTCTTAAAAAATCAAAAAGTCTTGGGTGTTTATCTTCAGATAAATTACCACTAAGTTGTACTACTACGCCGTCATCAACATCAAGCGTAATTGTAATTGTTCCTAAAGGCTCGCCGTGTTCAACATACTTGAACTCGAAAAACCTACCACGATTCATCTCACTTTTTCGAGTAAGAACTTCGTTATTTTCATCCCCAACTTCCATACTAGGAAAGCGAGTTTGTATTTTACCGTAAAGGTCAAGGGCAATTTTATCTAAATTTGATTCCATAGTATATTTATCAGATGTTAGAGGAAACAAATATAGGTAAGGGTGCTTCCCAGTCTTCGTCTAGCGCACTACCCACGCTAATGCTTTCAAATACCTTAGGATCCCAGTCTGCTAGGATAACACTCATGCGTACAATTAGTAATAATGCGGCTACTAAGTCGTCGTGCTGTCCTACTTTTGCTTTAAAACTAGTACCAGAGGCAATGAAGGTTTTAAGTTCACTAATTAACAACTTACTGTTAACCTTCATTTTGTCTTCTTCAATTAAGAACTTCAATCTAGCACATGCTGAGATCTTGCTACCAAATGTAGTGTTAAATCCCTTACGGAATTTACGTACATGACCTTTTTTGCCCGGTTCGCTAACAAATAATCCCGGGAATGTTTCTTCACCGATATCAGCAATAACAACCAAGGCAGCTTCACCTACTGTGTTGTTTTCAACTGACCAATAGATGTTATTATTGTAGTCTGCGCCTACTTCATCTTGAATGTATTTTAATACATCGCGAAGTATCTTAACCTGACCTTGAACTGGAGTAGTGTTATGTTGCCACTCGGCTATCTGGGTAAAACTAGGCAATTCAAATACTTGGATACCAGCATAGTCTCCGCCTGTTCCTAGACTAGGATCTAATGCTACTAAGAATAAACTTCCGGGTACTGGCTTTTTAAACCATCGAACTTGACCCATTTTAACTGTGGGTTCTTTGCCTAGCATTTCGCTTAGTTTAATAGAGTTAATTAATGTTTCGTCAAATACCAAGAATTCACAACCATACTCACGTCGGAAGCGTTCTACACCAATACGACCGGTTTCAACTTTTTTCCACTCTTCGTCTCGATCAGGATGATCATACCACTCTGCTCTAAAGCCATGGAATCCGTTACGTCCAGTACTATCTTCTTTTTCATTACCGTAGTCGTCAAATTTATCTTGTGACTCTTTCCAAATTGTAGCGAATGTATCTTCGTCACTGTTTGGTGTACTTGTAATAATTGCTCGGCCACCAGTTGCTAGTGTTGGTGATATTGAAGTCCAAAACTCTTCAGCGATATTTGGCTGAACGAAAGCAAACTCATCGCAATACAGTAAGGAAATTGACATACCACGACCAGTGTTCCCAGTTGTAGTAGCCGATACAATTCTTGATCCATTATCAAACTCCATTGACCCTTTGTTGTAGTTTGTTACACCACTACGAATATGATCAGGGCATAATTCATATCCGTATCTAATACGCTGCATAATTTCTTGCGAACCTGTGTACTTGTGCGCGGCAACTAGAATAGTCTGGTCTGGGTGGAACATCGCATACCATAACAAGTACGCAGAAGCACAGGTTGTCTTACCACTTTGACGTGGTAACATGTTTACATTAAAACGATAGTCGTGATAGGAGTGAAGTAGCCCGACTTGATATTCAAATGGTTGGAACAGCATCTTTCCCTTAACCGGGTGCTGAATGTAGAAAAAGTGTCTAGCAAAGTATAGGTATCCAGTTTCTGGATCAGCACATGCTAACAGATCTTTAATCTGATCTTCTGTGAACTTTTCTTTAGTATGGGCTTTCTTTGTTAAGACGCCGTCTAGTGATTTTGCCATATGTTTATTTACATAAAAAAAGGGGTCCGAAGACCCCTTTTGACTAGATGTTACTTATTAGCGATTTTTAACGTTGTTGTAATGATCAGCTAAACGGTTAACTAATCCTTCGTGAACGTTTGGATTTCCCATAGGTAATCCGGCTTGACGTGGACGATGATCGCCGCCATTGATCGGAGTACCAACATTAACTACATCGTCAATGTCTAATGTTACTTCGTTTGGTTGCGTTGTAGCTGAGCCAAACTTGCCATCGATATCTTCTTCAACTTCGTCGCCAAACAATGGCTCACCGTGATCAGTATCGTGATCGTGTGGTTCAGGAGTGCTGCCTTGAATGTCTTTTAGAATGTTCATCAAATCACGGATGCCGCCAGCGCCGCTGCCGTTCATGCTAAGATTCATCGTTACATTATCTTGCTGTTTTGGAGCACCAGTGCCCATCATGCCTGATGGCATATTTGCCATACCTGGCATACCGCACTCTTCAACTGCTTGAGTTGTTTCAGTAACGGTACCGCTAATTGCTTCTAATTTGTCTACTAATGCTCTATAATTATTCATATTATTTTCCTTTTCTTGGATCTGGGTTTGAAACCTTACCAAGCGGGCTTTTCGCAGGTGCTACTTTATCTGCTTTAACTGTTTTTTCACTCGGAGCTTTCTTTGCTAAAATCTTTTCGTTAACACCTTTGTATTGTGTTAGCTTCTTTGTGTGTGAGCCAAGTTCTTTAAGCAAGCTCATTACATGCTTGTCACCAACTAGTTTTTGTCCGTTGACTTCTTCTAATGGCTTTTCTAGTAGTGCTTCGCCTGACACTTCGTCGTTGGCGTGGTTCAATTCTTGTTCTTCAACTTCTTTTAAGTTGCGTACTTTAATCTTGCTAAGAGCAATACTACAGTGTTCGGCAATCTTGTCACGAACTTGTAGGCTTGTTGCTGGGTATTCTGTAGTCACATCGTACACAGTTACTCCAATATTTTGTTCTTCTGGAAAGTCAATTTGAGTTTCTTGGATAGGAGTGCTTTTGCCTGCTGAGCATGATTCAACTTTAAATTGAGACAATGCCTGCTTGATCTTAGTGACGCAGTCTTTTGGACATTCGCCAGCAACTTTTACCTTAAATTCGTAAGTTTGCTTGCTTTCGATAATATATGCTTTTAGTGATTTCATTGTATGATCCCGATACTATATTTATTTCATTTTCTTTAATTGTTCTATCAGACTATTACGGTCTGCTACAATAAAACCGTCACCGCTAAGGTTAATGCCTTCGTCTGCTTTTGATGTGTCTTGATCAAGTTTTGCTTTCTTAAGCTGTAACTCAATCATTTTTAATTTTTTATCAAGTTTTGCTGTTTTTGCGTCAATTGCGTTCTTTAACATTCCGCCAGCAACTTCAAAAATTCTGCTACTATAACGTGCTTCTACGTTCATGCCCAAGTCCATTAGGTCGTCATAGGCGTCTGTAGCACGTTGCGCAAGAGAGTCTAGTTCGTCATCAGCAATATCACCGAGGCCTTTAACCTGGGGTAATGCCGCTGAAATTTTATCAAACTCGTCCATACTGCGTAAGAATGCTTCAGGCTTTCCGAGAGCTTTTTGTTTCTTTTTCTCTTCTGCTTTTATAACTTCTTTACTTGCTGGCAAGTTTAGGAGGTCTTCAAGTTTTTTAGTCATACTTTACTTATGCCGCGCCGCCTTGGTGAAATAAATCATTTTCGTTGACAACTCTAAATTTAATGCCCTGTTGCCTACACCACGCTGTTGCCGCGGCCCACTTGGCTTGATTCTTAACAAACTGTGCTTGATTGTACTTGTTTTTACCTACACGTTCTATTAACGTTTGGCTAGCTGGCTTAATTTCAATAAGCTCAACTAATATGCGGTTCTTTTTATCTACATATTGAATGAAGAAATCTGGAACATATACGGTAGCTTTGCCAGTAAGAGGATCTCGATAGGGAATTTGTATAGCTTCACTAGCCCACTTTTGTACACTTTCATTTGTGTCACAAAATCGCATAAAACTCCATTCCCAACTACTTCGATACGTAGGGACTTTAAGCCCTACATATTTTCCGGGGTTGGTCATGGTGAACTTGCCACGGGCGAATTTGCTAGCCATGTTATACTAAGATATTGCGCGATTCGTAGTTGTCAGCAAGAGCAGGAATCTTGTAACCTAGCAAACTTATGTTTTCTCTATAAGAGTTTAACACTTGTGCTACTACTTGGCTAAGTTGAATTTCAGAAAGTTTCTTTAATGAATCTATAAGTTCAAATACATTAATATTGTCAGTTCGTGCTTGATTTAACAATACAATGCTTGTGCTTCTTGCGCTGTTAGGATCAAATCCGTGCTTTAAAAAGAATCCAACAACCGCGTCAATTTGATTACTAGGAAAACTTACTTGATTAGTAAAAAACTTATCAAAGAAGTCTCGAACTTCTACTCCGCTATCATTTGCTACTCGTGCTGGTAAGTTATTATTGTTTGCCATATTATAAACCTAAGAAAACTTTCGTAGCAGTAATTGTGTTTGATACTGTATTAATAACAGGGAACGCAATTCCCTGAACGCCACTAACACCTTGTTGGACTGCTTGAGCAATACTGCTAACTGATGGACCTGATCCTGCTGGCCCAATGTTTTGTGAATTTTGATATCCGTTAATTGTGCTTGTTAGATTATTTAAAAACTCTTGTGCGTTACCTTGAACATTTTCAGAAGCCGCAAAACTAGGACTTGCTGATGTTAGGCCGCCTGCTGAATATAACGGACTAGGAGTTGTGTCGTAATGTTCAACACCAAAGCCTGGAGGATCGCCAACTGCTACTTGTCCTTGACCGTATGATACTGCTTCATAGGCAATAGTTGCGTTATTGTCATGCCCTGCTTGGTTAGTGTAATCTAACGGATTGTGGTTCCACGCTGTAATTATTGGATTGTGTAGAGTGTAACTAACATACTCGTGGCGTGCCATTTGATAAATGGTAATTGAATTAAAGAACGGCAGCGTACTTCCGTTGTCTAGACCATAGGGAGTTTTAATGAAATCGTAATTTCGAGTCGCTGTTCGATTGTATGCTCCAGCATTTTTTGCTGACGTTGAATCTGCGAAATAATAGCTATAGTAGTTTTGCCATAACTGGTTAATTAATCCCATGTTATCGTCATGAAATTTAATGTTTGCCGGAGTAAACTTATGACCAGTTACGATGTTTTTCTTTCTGTTATATTGATTTAATGTAGTATTTTCAATTGTATAATTAGGAAGATCGACACTCTTAACTAACATGTTAATCTCATTTCTATGTCGCTGAACTAGGTCAATACTCTTAAGTGCCGCTTCATTAATACTAAAAGATACATGAAATAAGAACTTGTTCTTAGGAAGTAATCTAAATTGATCGTCAACAAATAGCCGTGCGGCATGTTGGTAATCTTTTAGATTAACGTTAGTTGAATTGCTTAGATAAGAGTTAGGTGTTAGTGCCATAATAATATTTATTTAAAAAATAAACTACGTACTTTATAAACACTCAACAAAAAGCCCACCTGAGTGGGCTTTTTATTATAGCTGGCCGCCGCCGCCAGTTAAGTTTGTACTGCGTGTTTGCTTGAAGTTAGCTGTTCCTACTCCAGCAGTAGCACCCACTTGAACACAGTTGTCTGGCTGAATCGTTAACGAAATTTCAGCTGCACCTTGTTGTGAATAATCTAATGCTTCGTAGTTAGAAACTTGAATGTAGCAACCATAACATTCCCAAGTCTCTAAAGCAGTTGGAGCTGCCGCTCCGTTACCGCCGTCCAACATCTCAATTCGCATGGTAAACTTGTAGTCACCACCTGATGCTGCCGAGCTTTGTTCAAAGAAGTCAAACTGTTTCTGTAACTGTTCGCCAACTAACTTGCTAACTGCGCCAGTAACGTCGTCACGTAGTTTGATTGCCATTGCTGACCATGTAGGTTTACCAGCATAGTTGATCTTTGAGTTGTACACTTCGATCTTTTGGTTTTCAAATGTAACAGTCGGTCTAACGGCTGTTGACACTTGCTTTGTAAGTTCAGTAGTACCAGCAGACACGCCAAAGTTTTCAAATTGAATTCTAAAGCGATACTTCA